ACTAACAACCAAGTTGAGTTAAACAAGGCAACAGAAGATACCTTCCGAATTGCTCAAAAAACCTATTCAGCATGGGATTCTGTTCTACAGGTCTATCAGCGCTTTAGTGACAATGCTAAAACACTGAATTTAACCATGGATGACACTGCACGTTTGACTGAAACAGTGTCAAAAGCAGTAGCAATTAGTGGTGCAAGTGCATCAGCGGCAGACGCTGCATTGGTGCAATTCGGACAGGCTCTAGCAAGTGGGACACTACGTGGTGAAGAGCTTAACTCTGTAATGGAACAAACCCCAGCATTAGCAAAAGCAATTGCTCAGGGTATGGGTATTACTGTAGGTGAATTACGATCTGTAGCCGCAGAAGGGAAAATTACATCTCAAGAGATTGTAAAAGCACTCAGAAATGTAGAAAAAGATGTTGATGCACTCTTTGCAAAAACCGATATCACTATTGGGCAATCTTTAACGCTACTCAACAACGAAATTACTAGATTTGTTGGTGAATCAGGGAAAGGTTCTGGTGCAGCTCAAGTTCTTGCAGGCACTATCCAAACTTTAGCTAGCAACTTAGATGTTTTAACATCTGCAATGATGGTTGGTGGAGCATATTGGCTTGGAACCTACATTCCTGCAATTTATGCCTCTGGTGTTGCTGTAGCTGCAAAAACGAAGGAATTAGCAGCCCAAACAATAACGCAATATGCTGCAATTCAAGCTGAACGTTCTGCTGCTGCTCAACAAGTAATTAGCACTCAAGCAGTAGTTGCTAACACCCAAGCAACTTTAGCTGCTATTGCTGCTGAGAAGGCCTTAGAAGTACAGCGCCTAAAATCACAAATTACCGAAAAAGGCAGAACAGCGACATTAACTCGTATGGCTGAGTTAAAGAAAATTGAGGCTCAAGTTACGCGTGAATTGGCATTAGCAGAAGAAGCCCTAGCAGTAGCCCAATCAAGATCAGCCGCAGCCGGGGCTGCAAGTGTTGGAATTGGTGCACGACTACTCGGAGTTCTTGGTGGACCTGTAGGCATTGGTATTACTGTAGCTAGCTTAGCCGCTGGCTATTTGTTAATGCGAGACAACACAGCTGAAGCTAATAAAAAGCTTGAAGAACAGGCTCGAGTTGCAGAAAAGACAGACGAAGCATTAAAGAAATTAGCTGGCAATGATAAAACAAAGGCAGTTGATGATTTAACGGCAGCATTCAATGCCCAAAATGAAGCATTAGAGAAATCGTCACGTTCTGTTGCATCTGCATTAATTGATATCGAAAACTATGCTCGTGGCAACAGGGAAGTAGAAAATATTTCCCAAGAAGCACGCAAAGGAACTATTAGTTATGCAGAAGCTATCGAGCGTTTAAATAAAATTAAGTTGCCTACAGAACTATATGAAAATCTTAAAAAGCAAGCTGCCCAATATGATCAAAATTCAGTTAAAGCAGCTCAATCTGCTGACAAGTTAAAAATCTTCGGTGTTGAAGTAACTTTAACCGGTAATAAAGCTCAGAATGCAGCAGCTCAGCATCAACAGCAAGCGGATGCTTTGGGGAATACTGCTAGTGAGGCTGAAAAGGCAACAAAGGCTTTACAAGATTATCAAGCGAAGCAAAAAGATAGTGTTATTGATTCAATCTATAAATCAGGATGGCTTGATAAAGGTTACACCGTTGCTCAAGCTAATGCCATTTTAGAATTGCAAAAAGCAAAAGGAATGAGCGCAATTTTGTCTAAAGATGAAATTGATAGCGCACTTAGAAATCTCAAGATCATTGAAGAACAACAGGAGCGAGAAGATAAATTAACTGAAGCTAAAAGAAAGCAAACCAAAGAGGCTGCCAAACAAGCTGTTCTACTTGCAGGGAATAATGAGCAAGTAAGAAATATGCTTCGCGTATATCAGTCCTTCCGTAATGCTGGTTTAGGAGATAAGCAAGCTCGCGTATTAACAGCACAAGTTGGTAGAGAGAATGATTTTAGAAATGAGGCAATGTTTGGGAGCCATAAAGATGCGAATAACGGCTATACCAATACAGGATTTATATCTTGGCAAAAGGGTCGCTCAACAAAATTAATGCAAACTTTACAGGGGCAGGGCGTTTTAGATAAGAAAGGACAGATCCAACAAACGCAAGATGCGCTAGATGCGCAAGCAAAGTTTTTGTTGCAAGAGGTTATGACCAACAAAAGCTACAGCAAATCTAAAAATGCTCTGCTTAATGATGATTTAGACTATAGAAGTCTAGAAAAAATCATTGGGAAAAACTTGATTGGCTGGGATTATGAAGGCAAGAAACTAGGCAAAGAGAAAGCGTCACAGCATCTAGCCAAACAAGACTCTTACTTTAATCAACTGAATAAGATTTTAGGTGCTAGTCCTGATGCAGCCTCCAAAGCAATTGGAGATCTTTCAAAGTTTGAAGATGAAGCATATAAGGCACGTGCTAAAACTCTTGAGGAAGTTAAGCAGCTACAGGCAACATATGACTCAGAAACAGTTGCTAGAAGCAAAAAACGTGAGGAGGAAATCAACAAAGCAACCATTTTAGGTCAATCAAATTTAATCCCAAAAATCAAAGAGCGTTTTGATGCGCAAGATCAATTGGCTCAAAAACAATTTGATTTTGAAGTAAATGGCCATGAGTGGACTGAAGAAAAAAAACTTGAGTACACATATGAAACTAATTCCTTGCGATTAGTTGCTGAAGGCAAACTCTCTGAAGATCAAAGAAAGGTTGCTTTAGATGGCCTGAAATTGCAAAAACAGCAAGAGTTAGGGTTATTAAAACTAGCTCAGGAACAGCGTCTATTTCAGTCCAGACAGTTCTTATATTCTGAAATTGAGGCTATTAAGGAAAGATATCGAATAGAACGAGAACAAATTGCAGCTACAACTAAAGATGAGGAAGAGCGACGGGAACGTCTATCTTTATCTAAGGCGCAAGAACGTCTAGAGATTCTAGATAAGGCTTTTCAATCTAGTAAAAATTGGGATCAGACTAAAGCCGATATGACTGGTAATAGTCAGCAATACCAATTAAACCAAACGCGCATTGATCGGAGGGCTCAATCTCTAAATTTAGCAAATAATCAAAAAGCTGCACTCGATATTCAAGCTGAAGACCCAAATGCAAATATGGTAGCTCTAAATGCACAACGTGAACAAATCATGAAGGAGCACTTTGAGCGTTTGAAATTGATTGAATCTACTTATCAAAATGACTCAATGAACCTTCAGTTAAGTTATGGAGCTAATGTAACTGGTGCATTAGCTGGTATGTTTAAAAATATGCTTGGTGAGTCATCAAGTGCATACCGCATTCTTTATGAAAGTCAGCGAGCATTTGCTTTGGCGCAGGCTGGTATGAATATGTGGAAAGCTGCTTCAGATGCTTATGCAAATGAGCCAGGTACTTGGTACCAAAAAGCGGCAGCAGCAGCGATCGCGACAATTAAATCGGGTACATTTGTATCTCTCATCCAAGCTGCAACACCGCAAGGCTTTTCATCAGGCGGCTACACAGGCAACATGGGCCGAGGTGATGTTGCAGGTGTAGTTCATGGTCAGGAATATGTATTGAATGCCGCAGCTACTAAGCGAGTTGGTGTCGACACATTGAATGCCATCAACTCAGGTGGGAGTTTTGAGAGAACAGTTTCATCTTCTGAACAGCCTGTCACAATCCAAGTGTATGTAACTGATTCAGGTGTAAACACTAATGGCGCTAATACTCAGGATCAGAAGCAGCTCGGTCAAATGATCGGTAATGCTGTTAGAACGATTATCCGGCAAGAGCAACGACAAGGCGGTTTATTATCAAAGTAACCCACTCGAATGAGTGGGTTTTTTAATTCCAAAACAAAACCCCGAGAGTTCACAGCTCTTGGGGTTTTTGTTTCCAACCCACAAACCAGACTTGAGGATCAGAACATAGATGAATTTTAACCTAAATGTACAGGTTGATAAAGTAATGAATAAACTTTCAGACAGTAAAGCATTAAGAGTATGGACTTACATTATGGTCCTTGCATTCTTAATTGGAATTTTGATCTGGCAAGCAGCGCCAATATTGACAGCAATTTCTAAGTTGATTGAGGTATTGAAATGAAAGCATGGCGCTTTGTTGCGATCCTTATCACTTTGATTATCTGTACATATCTTTGGAAAATGTAATGAAACTAAATATTTAAACCGACCCATTTAGAGGTCGGTTTTTTTATGGATTCAATTTATGAGCAACCTTAAATTCACTTTCGAATGCGACTTAGACGGAAATAGTAATACTCAGCGCTTTAATACGTTATCAAGCAAATTTGGCGATGGTTATGAACAGAATACTTCAATTGGTATTAATAACCGATCTGGTGAATGGACTTATCAAAGAACGGCTTATAAAGCCGAAATTATGCAAATCAAAGCATTCTTTGATGACCACAAAGGCGCTGAGTCGTTTCTATGGGATTCGCCATTAGACGGTGAGGTACGAGTTAAAACAGGTGAATATCAACCACGCTGTTTGGGCGGTGATGTTTGGCAAATCTCAACGACATTCACCCAAGTTTTTTACCCTTAATTTAAACCCCTTTAAAGCCCCTTTTTAGGGGCTTTTTTATGCGAGTAAGAAAATGACAATTCAAACTGTTAATCTTGGTTCAGCACCGACTGGCGCAGGTGGTGATACATTTCGTTCGACCGGCGCAAAAGTAAATGAAAACTTTACGAATAACACCCATGCAGCTAGTCGTTATGTAGGTACCGCTGCCGGGAATGTAATGGAAGTAGGTGCTTTTGGAGTTGGAAAGTCAATTCGACTGGGTAGTCAAAAATTATCAACATTGAGAGGAAATGGTAATGCCTTTTATTGGCAAAATAATGGTAATAATATTTCAAGTGCTGGAGACTATCCAGACAACAATTCTCAGGCAATTATTAATTTAGATATTAACGATTCAACTGATGCTTGTGCACAATTAAGCATAACACATAGCTCCGATATGTATGTCAGGTCTGTAAACTGGAATGTAAATACGTTTCAGCCGTGGCGTAAAATTTTGTCGTCAAAAAATACAACAGTGGATGCAAATGGTTTCATCAAGTCAGCATCTCCGATTGTTAAGCTATTTGCCGATAAAATTGAGCCTAATGACGAAGCCTCTGAACAGCCTCTCTCTTTTGAAAAGCTCGATGTAGGGCACTACTTGCTAAAAGGAACGTCAGGTTTTGCGAAGGAAGGTTGGTGGATTGAAATTCCGACCGACACTCACGGCAATAAAATTTGTGCAGTTGAATATCAAACACTTGATAACGGTGATCTTGAAATTAAGACATTCAAGAAAAAGCTAAATGATGAGGGCGATATTGTTGCGAATCTCGATGCACCAATTGATATCCCAAATAACGCAAACGGTGAGCCGCGCTGGATTGATATTCGTTTAAACAGTATCAAGAAGACAATCGTCAGAAAAATTCCACGTACTGAAAAACAACCGCGTATGGTCCAGCAAGTAAAATATGCACCGCAATTGACCTATATCACTAAATACGAAGATTTATTTGATGATGAAGGAAAAGCTGTAATTGTGGATGGCAAGAATTATAAAAAGCCAGTAACTCACATTCAAACTGATCAAAACGGTACGCCTATTTTGTCGAATCAACCAGTCATTAATGAAAATGGTGAGCCAGTTTTTGAATGGGTTCAAGCAGTTGATAGTGATGGAAATCCAATCTATGACGAGGTGCCAGTCTTAGACAAAGATGGAAATCCAATCTATGACGAGGTGACTTATGACCCTGAATAGTGATTTCCAGAAGCTGTATGTCGATGGATTAATCCATTTGTATGAACTAGATGCCAGCGGCTTAGGTGCTGGCATCTTGCGTTTTCACGGGCATATTTCTTTTCAAGACTGGGAGAAAATCTACTCTTCAATTGGTTCAAGTGGTCTGATCGGTGCCGACTCTGGCAGCATTGGCAAAGTTTTTGATGCTGGCGATCAAAAAGTATGGAACCGCAATATTATTTGGCAAGGACAAGTTTTTGAGCCGATGGCACTTGAAGTATCTGGTCTTGAAATGCGATCAGATGGTAAAGCTTCAGCACCCACTTTAAGCATGGCGAACAATATTAACGGCATTCAAAATGCTGTGTCTGCTTACTGTTTGCAGTTTAAAGACTTTGCTGGGGCTAAGCTTAAAGTCATTACGACACTTGCTAAATACTTAGATGCTGAAAACTTCACAGAAGGCAATCCAACTGCTTCCAATGAGTTTAAAGAGCAGCTTTGGTATATCGAGCAAAAAACATCTGAAAACGCCCAGCAAGTAACTTTTGAGCTTTCAAACCCAATCGATTTTGAAGGGTTGAAAATTCCTGTACGTCAAATTACATCATTATGCCATTGGTGCATGATGGGGAAGTATCGCGGCGAAGAGTGTGGTTACACAGGTGTAGCAATGTTCACCGATAAAGATGAGCCTACCAATGATCCAGCTTTAGATCGATGTGGTGGGCGCCTGCGGTCTTGCCGCTTGCGATTTGGTGAAAATAAGCCATTGCCTTTTGGCGGGTTCCCTGCATCAAGTTTATTGTGAGGTTTTATGAAACTTACAGCAAAAACCAAAAAAGCAATCATGGCGCATGCTGATGAATGCTATCCGCTTGAATGCTGTGGTGTGATTGTTGATAAGCAATATATCGCTTGTCGCAATATTGCCGAACAATCTGATCAATTTGAAATTCATCCCGAGGATTTGGCAAATGCTGAAGATCAAGGTGAAATCTTAGCTTATGTGCATTCCCATCCAGATGGAACAACAAGAGCATCGGAATTAGATTTAATTCAAATTGAACTGCATAAAAAACCATGGGTGATTTGCTCATATCCAGATCTGGATTTTCAAGTCTACGAACCTCGCGGTTATCGCGCCCCTTTAGTGGGGCGTAATTATTTTCATGGCTGGCAAGATTGTTACGCGCTGATTCGTGATTTTTATAGCCGTGAGTTAGGTGTGGAGCTGTTGGATTTTCAGCGAAAAGATGCTTGGTGGGAGGATAAAGATCATCCTTCTCTTTACCTTGAAAATTATGAAAAAGCAGGCTTCTATGAAGTAGATACACCACAATATGGCGATATGCTTGTTTGTCGTGTTGGGCGTACTGAACATCCCAATCATGCGGTTGTTTGGCTGGCTAATAATGGACAGCTTAAATCGGAGCAAACTGAGCAATGCATAGGTTCAAGCTTAATTCTTCATCATCCATATAATCGTAAATCTGTTCGTGAAATTTATGGACAACAATGGCAAGAGCGAACAGTAAAGATATTGAGGCATCGAGATGTTAAAAACCATTAAGCTGTATGGAGTATTGGGACAAAAGTTCGGTCGTGAATTTAAGCTCGATGTCGCAAATACACGTGAAGCCATGCGTGCTTTATCCGTTCAGATTGCTGGCTTTGAACATTTTATGTTGCATGCACATGAGCAGGGCCTACGCTTTGCCGTATTTTTAAAATCAAAGAACTCAAGTAATAAGCGAGGCAAGAAACGCCCAGCGATTTATGACCACGAAACTAAGCGGCTCATTACCGGCGATAACATCGGTGAAGAGCAGCTAGACATGAATACTGAAGCAGACACTATTCATATCGTCCCGCGTGTAATGGGGGCTGGTGGCAATAATGGGATTTTGCAACTTGTACTTGGTGCGATTCTGATAGCTGCTTCATTTATACCAGGTATTGGTCAGGCTGCTCAGGTTGCATTGATAGGTGCAGGTGCTGGCATGGCTATGGGAGGGGTTGCATCAATGCTCATGCCAAAAATTGATAATACTCAAGATCAAAACCAAGACGGCAATAGAGCAAATAAGGGCTTTGGCGGTGCAGTTACCACCGTTGCACAAGGTAATCCTGTTCCAATTCTTTATGGTCAACGGGAAATCGGCGGCTTCATTGTGAGCGCAGGTCAATATCCTGAAGATCAGATGTAAATTTTAATTAACAGGCGCTTTCTAGCGCCTTTTTTATTGCGTGAGATTTCTTATGAATGCAGTAGTAGGCGCAAAAAAGGGAAGTAAAAAACAACGGCAACCCGTAATTTCTCCAGATTCTGCACAGTCAAAAACTTATATTAAAGTCTTATATGGATTAGCTGAAGGAGAAATTGAGGGGCTAGCAAATGGGCTTCAGTCAATTTATTTAGAAGAAACTCCACTTCAGAATGCAGATGGAAGCCTTAACTTTGAAAATGTAAAAGTTGATTTTAGAAATGGTACTAATGATCAGGAATACATTGAAGGCTTCCCGGCAGTTGAAAATGAAATCCCGATTGACGTAGAGCTTAAATCATCTACACCTTGGGTGCGCTCTTTTAACAACCTAGATCTTGATGCAGTACGTTTACGTTTACGTTGGGGGCCACTACGCAACCAAGACCCAACAACGGGTGATGTTACTGGCTATACCATTGAATACGCGGTGGACTTGCAAACTGATGGCGGAGCATGGTCAGAAGTATTAAGAGCAAAAATTTCAGATAAAACATCTGATAATTATGAGCGTCCACATCGTATTGACTTACCCAAAGCCGATTCAGGCTGGCTCGTTCGTGTTCGCCGAATTACTCCCAACTCAACATCCGAATATATCAGCGACAAAATGTATGTTAAGGCTGTCACTGAAGTTATAGACGCTAAATTACGCTATCCAAATACAGCATTAGTTTCACTGCAATACGATGCTGAAACATTCGGTGGATCAGTCGCAAAATTAGCGGTTGATTTGAAGGGTGTAAAAATCAAAGTCCCAACGAACTACAACCCTGAAACCCGCGAATATGTTGGCATGTGGGATGGTACTTTTAAACGCGCATATTCAAACAACCCGGCTTGGATTTACTATGATCTTTGCACATCTAAGCGGTATGGAATTGGTGAGCGAATTACAGATGGAATGCTTGATAAATGGTCTTTATACCGTTTAGCCCAATACTGTGATGAGTTGGTACCAGACGGGTTGGGCGGTCAAGAACCACGTTTCACATGTAACATTTATCTTCAGAGCGCTGAAGATGCTTATAGCATTCTTACAAAATTAGCTGGTGTTTTTCGAGCTATTACTTATTGGGATGGGGATAGCATTGTTTGTGATGCTGATATTCCACAAGATACCTATTTCACTTATACGCGTGCCAATATTATCGGGGAGCCGGATCATAATGGTACACGCGCCCGTGATAGACATAATGCAGTAAAAGTAGCTTGGGATAACCCAGCCAATCACTATAAGACTGAATATGAATTTGTGCGTGATGAAAAAGCTATTTCTGAAATGAAACAGGTGCGCTTACTCGAGCTTGATGCTTGGGGCTGTACATCGCGTGGGCAAGCACAACGAGCAGGCCTGTGGGCTTTAAAGTCTGAACAACTTGAAACACGTACTGTGACTTTTAAAGTTGGATTAGACGGCCATATTCCTTTGCCAGGTAAAGTGATTGAATTTGCGGATCCTATTTTTGCTGGAAGAGCAAACGGTGGTCGCATTTCAGCAATTTCAGCAGATCGAAAAAGCATTACTCTTGACCGTGATGATGTGGTCGCAGTAGCGGGTGATAGACTCATCATTAATGGAGAAAACGGGAAAGCTCAAACTCGTATTGTCCAAGCAATTACAGGCCGCGTCATAACTGTTTCTGTAGCTTTTGATGAAATTGCACCTCAAAACGTATGGGTTATTGATGCTCAAGATTTGGCAACGCTTAAATTTAGGGTTTTGTCAGTAGTTCAAAGTGATTCACATCAATTTACTATTACAGCGCTTGAGTACAATCCGAAAAAGTTTGATGCAATTGATCATGGCGCTCATTATATCGATGTGCCAATTTCAATTGTTAATCCCAATATTCAAGAACCAGTTTCAAATATTGTTATTACAAGCGAAGATCGGGTGGATCAAGGTATTAATGTTGCCACCATGGTTGTGTCTTGGACGCAAGCAAAAGGTGCGGTTAAGTATCTGGTTGAATGGCGGAAAGATGATGGTAGCTGGATTAAGCTGCCAGTTACCGGCAATAACTCAATTGAGTTGCCGGGTATTTATGCTGGCAACTATCAAGCAAAAGTTACAGCGGTTAATGCTTCGGATATTTCCTCTTTACCAACTTATTCAGTTGTCACTAAGCTTAATGGCAAGCAAGGTTTGCCACCAGCTTTAGCATTCATCCAAGCAACAGGTATTTTGTTTGGTATGCGCCTAAATTGGGGTTTTCCTGCAACTGGCGCACTTGATACGGCTTATACCGAGATTCAAGTTTCACCGGATGGTACCAGCAACATTGCTCAATTGGGTTTATTTGCTTATCCAACGACAACACATACTTTGCAAGGTTTACAACCTAACTTAACTCAATTCTATCGTGGCCGTTTGATTGATAGAATCGGAAATATTGGGCCATGGTCGGATTGGACTCATGCGACAACTTCTGCCGATGCTACAGATGTTCTTGAGCTCTTAAATGATCAAATCAGTGAAACTCAACTTAGTCAGGATTTAAAAACTAAGATTGATCAAATTGAGACTATTGATGTTCAGATTCCTGAGATTAAGCAGGACATCAAGAATACCAAAGACCAAATTTCGCAAGAAGTTAAAGACCGTAAAGACTCTGTTCAGCAGGCTGTAGATCAAGCAAACAATAACCTTACGTTAGAACGCGATGCGCGAATCAAAGATATTGATTCAACAAATCAGTTGATAGCTCAGGAAGTTCAAGACAGGATTAATGCTGATTTTTCAGAACAAAAGGCACGTGAAGCTGCAATTCTTGCAGAAGCAAAGTTGCGTGATACGGCTATTACTTCTGAAAAAGAAGAGCGTATTGAAGGTGATGAACATCTCTCTCAGAGAATTGAAGCGGTTAGTGCTAGTTCTTCAGATAATGCAGCCGCAATTCAACGTGAGGAAAAGGCAAGAACTGATGCTGATAGTGCATTGGGTCAAAGAATTGATACTGTGGTTGCACAAGCTGGCGATAATGCAGCAGCAATACAACAGGAAGCAATAGCCCGTGCTGATGCTGACTCTGCAAATGCATTATTAATTGAAACAGTGAGAGCTGAGTCAGTTGAAAATGATGTTCAAACTCGCGCACTAGTTACAAATGAAAGTAATGCGCGAATTGATGCAGATAAAGCATTGGCTGAACGTGTAACAGGTGTTGAGGTCGTAACTAAACCAGCGTTGATTGGCTCAGAATCTGAATTAATCGGCAATGATGGTGGTTATGCGGGTGTCTGGTCAATTTTATCTGCTGTACAAGAAGGAGATTTATTACAAGCAAAACGTACAGATCAAGTAATTGTTTCTATAAATCAAAATGCTGCAAGCATAAATTCAGAGCAAATTGCGCGTATTGAGGGCGACAAAGTTATTGCTAAAGCTCTAACTGATTACAGTGCAAGTAATGATCAGGCTCTTGCGAATGTTCGACAAAGTGCTGAATCAGCCGTGTCTAAGTCTGAAAGTAATGCTCAGGCTTTAACTGCACTCGACAGTCGTGTGAATATAGCTGCAACAGATGCAAGTGAAGCAAAGCAGAATGCAGCAAGTGCGATAAGCAAAGCCGAAATAGCCGTATCACAAGCTGATTCAGCGGCATCGATTGCACAACAAGCACATGCAGAAGCATCTGCAGCAAGTTCAACTGCAAGTAATGCAGTTAATACGGCAAATGGTGCAGCAGCTAATGCGAATGAAGCGAAAACGAATGCAGCAACCGCATTATCTCAATCGAGTGCAGCAGCTTCTCAATCAGCTGCCAATGCAGAGCAGATCCAGTCTATTAAAGTCGATTTGGGGGGCAAGGCAAGCACTGGTGCACTGGAGCAAGTCAAATCTGATGTGAGAGACGTTGATAATAAGATCACTGCTCAAACAACTCGTATTGACGGTGTTTACGCTCAACTCAACCCGCCTTTGATTGGTTCAGAATCTGAATTGGTAGGTAATGAAGGAGGTTATGCGGGTGTCTGGTCAGAGCAATCGGCGCGTATTGAGGGTGATCTTGCTGTAAGTAAGCGAGTTGATTCGACCACTGCAGAATTGGGGGATTTACAAGCTTATACACGGCAAGAAGTGCAAGCGCGCATTGATGGCGATAAGGTTACAGTCCAAAAGGTTGATAACTATATTGCCAGCAATGATAGTGCTCTTGCGGCAGTTCGAGATACTGCAAAACTGGGTGTCGATCAATCGTCAGCAAACATTGAAGCTATCAAGAACATCAATATTGAGTTGAAAGACAAAGCCACTACGGGTGACATTGTTCAAGTTAAGTCAGACATTAAAGATGTTGATAACAAGATCATAGCTCAGACTACCCGTATTGACGGTGTTTATGCTCAGTTAAATCCACCTTTAATTGGCTCTGAATCTGACTTAATCGGAAATGAAGGAGGTTATGCAGGCGTATGGTCAGAGCAATCTGCACGTATTGAAGGCGATTTGGCCCAAGCTAAACTTACTGAACAGCTTTCTGCTCAGATGAATGAGAACAATGCCGTATTCAAGCGCCAGCTCGAGGCAAATTCAAGTGCTATTTCTTCAACGATTAAAGTAACGGAAACGTTAAATACAAAAGTCGGTGAGAATAGTGCGTCTATTCAAAATGTCAGTGAAAGTGTTGATGGCATCTATGCTCAGCAGTTTACAAAGTTCGATGTAAATGGCCATGTTTCTGGTCATGGATCAATGAATGATGGTACGACTTCTACTTTCATTTTTAACTATGATTGCATCCAATTTGGCACACCTGTGGGTATTGACGGTATAGAGCCAAAGCCATTAATGACACTGCAAAATAAGCCAGTGACTTTGCCAAATGGCACTGTTATTCCGCGTGGTTTGTATGTCGATAATGGTAGTTTTGGATATATCAATGCCAATCG